CGATGCGGAAATGCTAAAAGCAATCCAAGATCTCGATAAAACATATAAACTAACAAAATCCAAAAAATTTAGTGTAAGTGTAGATGGCGGAGAAAATACTCGCCGTCCACTAATGTTTGGATCTAAAATCTTACTTGATAATCCTAAAGGAAAAGGATATGATGTTGGCAAATCTGTTACTGACTTAACAGTTACAACAGATAAAGGTGATATCTATTTAAGCTTAAAACTTGGCGGCACTACAACGTTCTTTAATGTTGGTGTAAAAACTATTATGTCTCGAAAAGAAATTGAGTCTGGCCTTATTCAGAATAAAAATGGACTAAAATTACTTAATCTATTTGGTATCGATAATGCTAAATTCTGCGCTGTGTTCAATGGAACAGGCAAAGGTGGAAGAGTTAACGCTAAGCCTAATGCTGCTGCAATCACTGATTTATTAAAATCAGGTATTGGTCATAACTATCATATCATTCATAAAATGGGAAAGAAAATTTTGTCTAAACAAATGGATGTTGGTGCAATGAATAAGGCTGCTAAAGTTTCATCTGTTACAATTTACTATGGCGGAAAAACTGGTAAAGGTAAGCGAGTAGATATGGAAATGTCCTCTGCTACATATAATTTTAAACTTAATATAAGGGACACTCAAGGTAAAGATGGTTATCCATCTAGACTTATGTGTGATTTTAAATACAAATGATAACATTTAAAAAATACATAGAAGAAGGCTCTGGTCTTTGGGCAAACATACATAAAAAGCGCAAAGAAGGTAGACCTATGAGAAAACCTGGGTCGAAAGGTGCTCCTACTAAAGCTGATTTTAAAAGCGCACAAGAAGAAATTGGTGACAATCAAGGTCCTGTAGTAAAGGCAAAATTAAAGGCAAAAAAATGAAAAAGTTTTTATCTCGCACTGAAGAAGCAATAGATCAAATTTGTGAAGAATGCGATATCTATGAGGATCTAGAATTAACTGAAGCAGAATACCAAGGGAAAAAAGTTACTCTTAATGATCCTATTCGTACTTCTGAAAACAAAAATAAAAAATTTAAAGTATATACCATGGGAGAAAACGGCAAAGTTGTTGTAGTTCGATTTGGAGATCCAAACATGTCTATTAAAAGAGATGATCCAAAACGTCGTGCATCTTTTCGTGCAAGACATGGATGCGATAATCCAGGTCCAAAATATAAAGCACGTTATTGGTCGTGTTATCAATGGCGAGCAGGAGCAAAGGTCAACAGCTAATGCTTAAATTCAAAGATCATTATTTGACAGAAGAAAAAAATACTCATATGACTCATATCGAGGATAGAGTAATTTACAATGGTGTCAACGGTGCTCGTGAAGCAATTCTTGCTTTGCGCAGTTTACGTGACATGTTAGCAGGAAATACTAAAACTTCAACAGACGTAACAGTCAAGTGGGACGGAGCTCCAGCAGTGTTTGCGGGCATTGATCCTTCAGATGGCAAATTTTTCGTTGCTAAGAAAGGAGTCTTTAATAAAAACCCTAAGGTTTATAAATCACATGAAGATATTGACGCAGATACTTCAGGCGATTTAGCAAAAAAGTTAAAGGTTGCTTTTGACGAATTCTCTAAAATTGGCATAACGGGCGTTATGCAAGGAGATTTAATGTTTACATCTGATGACATAAAATCGGAGAAAATCGATGGCAGCAAATATCTTACTTTTCATCCTAACACTATTGTATACGCTGTTCGTATGGATCAGCCTGAAGCCAAAGCAATACGTAAAGCTCGAATCGGGGTTGTTTGGCACACTTCATACTCTGGCAATTCATTTGAAAATATGCGAGCCTCCTATGATGTTAAAATTACTCAATTTAAAAAAACGTCGACTGTGTGGATGCAGGATGCTCAACTCAGAGACTTATCTGGAACGGCTACTCTTACAGCAGCAGATACAAAGGAAGTCACAACGGCCTTGTCACAAGCTGGGAAAATATTTAATAAAATTAAAGGTTCAGCACTTAATGACATATCCAAAAATCCTGAATTTGCGCAAATGATTGAAACACATAATAACACATATGTACGTAAAGGTCAAGCTATTACAAACACTGCTAAACATGTAAATAGTCTTATTTCATTCATTGCTGCTAAATACCAAAAAGAAGCAGATAAAGTAAAAATGCAAAAGTCGAAAGATAAAAAGTTTGAAAAGCGCGATGAAGTATTAAAGTTTTTTTCACCAGCCAATAAAAAGAATCTAAAATCTATATTTGATTTGCAAAATGCCATCGTAGTGGCAAAGTTAATTCTTATAAATAAACTAAATAAGATAAATAGTATTGATACATTTGTTAAAACAAAAGATGGTTTCAAAATTACAGGAGCCGAAGGTTTTGTTGCGATAGATAAAGTTAGAGGCAATACAGTTAAATTAGTTGATCGATTAACGTTTAGCTATAATAACTTTAGCCCAAATGTTATTAAAGGCTGGGAAAAATAAATCCCCGATCCTGATGGAAAGAAGAGAAATATGGACGAAAAACAAACTGAAGTTAATGAAGCGTTAACTACTCAGCAACGCATGAAGATGAAACAATCTATGCGTCGTAATAAGGCCAAGATTGCTCTAGGCCGGAAAAAAGCATCTAAACGATTAGCATCTAAAGAAGTTCTTATGAAAAGAGCTACAAAAGCTGCGCGCAATCACTTCCTTGGTAAAATGCTAAAAGATAAAAGTAAAGGTGATTTGTCTTATGCTGCTCGTAAAGGGTATGAAGATAGGTTATCTAAAAAGAAATCTCAAATTAAAACCATGGCAAAGAAAATGCTAAGAGATGTACGTAAAAAAGATCGAAGTAAGTTTAAAAAATGAAGTATAAATCCTTTACACAATATGTAACCGAAGCAACTAAAGAAGTTACTTTCACGTTTGGTAGATTCAATCCACCAACGATTGGTCATGAGAAACTTTTGAATGCAGTAAATAAAACAGCTCGCGGTTCTAAGTATATTGTGTTTGCATCTCAGACTAATGACAATAAAAAGAATCCTTTAGAATATACTTCTAAAATAAAAACAATGAGAAAGATGTTTCCTCGTCACGCTCGCTCAATAGTGTTAGATAAATCAATACGAAATATATTTGATATTTTAACTAAACTATATAGTGAAGGCCACAATAAAGTAACTATGGTTGTTGGCTCTGATCGAGTTACAGAGTTTGAGACTCTTACAAATACATATAATAATAAAAAAGGTAAACATGGATTTTATAATTTTGAAGGCGGAGTTAATATAGTATCTGCTGGAGAAAGAGATCCAGATGCAGATGGCGCTTCTGGCATGTCAGCTTCAAAGATGAGAGCGGCAGCAAAAGCAAATGACTTATCTTCCTTTTCGAAAGGATTGCCTTCAGGTTATAAAGATGCTAAGAAGATATTTAATGATGTTCGAAATGGAATGGGTCTAAAAGAATCACATAACTTTACAGAACATTTACTTTTACAACCAGTTTCTGAAGAAAGAGAAGCATATGTTGAAGGCGGTCTATTTGCTGAAGGCGATATAGTTGTAATAAAAGAATCAGAAGAAATTGGCCAAGTTATTATGCTTGGTTCTAATTATGTTTTAGTTGAAATGGCTGATGGCAAAAAATTACGTAAATGGTTAGATTCAGTAGAAAAAATAGAAGAAAAAATGCAAGAGCCTTACCATAAAGGTTTGGCAAAATCTACAGCTGATAAGCGAGATGCACAGTTTAACAAGCAAGCAAAAATGGATGATGATAATCCAAATGCTTATAAGCTTGCACCTGGCGATAAAACTGCTAAAACAAAACCATCAAAGCATACTAAAAAATATGCAAAAATGTATGGTGAAAAAATACAATCATTTAGTTCATTTAATGAAATTATAAGTGAAGATGAAAACACCGGTCTTAAGAAAAAAGCTGAAAAATCAGGTATGCCTTTAAGTATATTGCGTCAGGTTTATAATCGTGGTGTCGCAGCGTGGAAGTCTGGTCATAGACCAGGGACAAATCCTCAGCAATGGGGTTATGCTCGTGTTAATTCATTTGTAACTAAATCATCAGGAACATGGGGAAAAGCTGATAAAGATTTAGCTGCAAAGGTAAGGTCATGAACGAAATCCAAAAAATGTATCAAAGAGCTAAAGGACGCTGGTCGCGCAACGCAGGCAAAGATGCTCAAAGAAAGGAAGATAAAATGAAAGACTTTTTTAAAATGCGTAAAGAAGGCGCAACTATTAAGAAAGAAGGCACTTGGCATATCGGTAAAGATCGCAATGGTTTAAAAAAACTATTGAGTAAACCTATAGTGTTAGGAAAAGAAGGCGATAAAGCTGTCGATTTAATTGCTCCTCATATAGGAGATGATGAGTTATACGATGACTTATACGAGCTAGGTAAAAAGAATCCTAAAGGTGATGCTCGTGCAGTTATTAAAAAGGCAATGAAAAGATTAGGTATAAAAGAAGCGTATGAAATTGGCACTGATGAATATACTAAGCATGTTAAAAGTATGACTCCAGGTCAATCCGAAGGATATGTTTCTGCTGCACAGCGTAAAGCAGTTCATGCAACTAAAGCTGATGACGGCAAAGGTCATCCTGATAATAAAAAAGAAGCACGCCGTTTCCCTGCACGCTCAGATGGTGTAAAGCAGCCAGCACACATGAATCCTGGTGGAACTATTCCAACAAAAAGAAATGTCATGGACAGATCAACGCTAGCGCATTCAGCTGCACACGTTGAAAAAGGCAAAGCTATTGCTAAGAAAATGTCTGGTAATATGACTGCCGCAACTGCAGCAATTGAAAAACTTAAAAAAGGTCTTTCAAAGCATCCTAAAGTAAAAGGTGCGTTACGTATTCACAATGAAAATTCGCTTGATGAGTATGGCGGAGGACCTAAGATAAAGGTCAAAAAGGAAGGTAAAAACTTTTCTGAGTTTGTTGAAGGCAAGGCTCCAAAAATCGGTGTAGATAGACTTAAACTACAACGCGATAAAGATAGAGCTCATTCAGATGCAATGGGTCGTCATAATGCATCTGGTCGAAGAAAGTCTATAAAAAGTGATACATCTGAATCTATCGAAGAAGGTACAGAATATGATGGTTCAAAACATGTTTCAATAAAAAGATTTTCAGCTGGCTCAGGGCAAGGCATGGGTATTCAACTTACACAAGCAAATAAATTTTCAAGCAGTAAAACGTTAGGATTTATTCAAATGCCATATACAGAAGTGCCAATGTTAATTAAAAAACTACAGGCAATGCTCAAAGATAAGTAAAGATTAAATAAATTAAATGAGTGTAATAGGACTAGAAATGAAAAATCAGCAAGAATTAGAGCCTACGGTTGAGCTCAACGTAAAACGTTTAGATAGAATAGAAGGTAAAATCGATAGACTTGCTGAAACTATAGTTTCTCTCGCTCGCGCAGAAGAAAAATTATTAGG